CCTGCTTGAGCCGCATCTACAGCATCAAGAGCCTGAGAAACTCCCTGATTAGCAGCATCTGCTCCTGCTCCTAGCGCTTGGCCCAATCCAAAGCCTGTTAAACCGCTATACACACCTTGTTCAAAGTCACCCGTTGCCAGCCATGTAGCCAAGCCAGAGCCTACCGCTCCAGCACCCGCCATTCCCAGAGCTGTACCACCTAACGCAGCCGTACCAAGTGTGCTTCCAATCAGCGGTGCTATGAAAGGCAGAAAAGCTTCTGGCTGACCCGTGTCAGGATTAATAGTTAGCTCTCCTGTGGGTGACATAGCTGCCAACCCGCTCACTTCAGCAGGATTCATGTGGACAAGCTGGGTATCCCCAAAGCGTCCACGTTCAGCTAAGCGGTTTGCCGTTCTCTGTAATGGCGGCTTCATATTCATATTTGTAGTCCTAACTTGTTTCTACACCGAAAAGGTTAAAGCTCATGCCAGTTCCCCCCGCATAAACTTTAACCACATCTGCTTGGTTAAGAGTCATTCCGATAATTATTGCCAGCGAGTCAGTAGCGGCAACTTCTTTGTCGTAATAAAGGTATTGCTTATCGTCAGCAGTAGCTCCAGCAACATGAACGCTTAGGCGAAATGTCTGAGCCGAACCGTTGCGGTTACATACCACAAGCGAGCTGACTGTCGTTAAATTAAGATCAGGAACAGTGTAAAGCGTTTCTGTGGTGGTAGCCGCTGCATCAAGCTGTCCAAGTACCTTGATCGCATCAGCCATTAGACGCTCCCATCAGCAAAAACTGAAACCGCTTTAAGGCCAAAGATTCTTCTTTCTCAACCTTCTGGCTAATAGCAATAAGATCGTCCTGCACATCCGCAAAAGAACGCTCTAGGGTTCTTCGCGTAGTAAGTTCGTTTTGGAAGTCATAAGCAGTATTAGCTGTAGGTAATACTACTGCGTTAGTTTTTTGTGCCACTAGCGCCTCCCGTCTGGTCTGATGTCAAACCTCATATCACCGAGAGTCCAACCGTATCCTGTTCCGGTACTGGCAAACCTGATAATAGACTCACGGGTTCTTGCTCTTATGTATGACTGGTTAGTAGAAGAGGTAACCGTACTGGTCGCTAACGTAGTTGAAGAGTTCAGCGGAAAGTCCTTACCTTTCATTGTTACCGCCATTGAAGCGCTTCCGCTTGCCCCTCTAAAATAAAAATCAGGAATCATGCGAGTAACAAACATGAACTCCTCACCATCACCCATCTGAATACCACCAGACTCAATATAAGCTTCCATTGCGCTGCCATCAGCGTCATAGCCGCTCTCTTGGTTGTACAGATAATTGTCGTTGTCTGAAACAATGTTGGTTGCCGCAATCGGAAAAGTTCTGGTATTAGCAGGTATCCATGCAGCCCTGTCCATAGTTCCTACAGCCCAAGAATCTTCCAGATAGTTATAACTAACGTAATTGGTGCATTCTGTATTCCCGCTGCCAATCGGGTAGAACCAGTACACTTCTGAAAAATCTACATTGCTCGCAGCAAAGACCTTAAACTCCTGAGCGGTGTTAATGTTGCTAAACACATAATCCAACACTGTGCATTTAAGGCGTTGAACAGAACCGTTGTAGAAGTAAAAACCTCCCCGATCCATGAAAAACACCATGTCTCCAGCATTGGTACACGCATTCGGTGACACCATCGACAAGCCTTCGTTTACCACATCAAACTCGTAAGTAAATGGCGAGCCTGAGAACCTCATCGAATGAATACTGTTATTCGTAAATATAAGTATTTCCTGTCTGGTTTTAATCGCACCGATAATGTACGAACCAGCAGTAAGTGTTACCCCGCCAGCAGTGTTGGTAGAAGTCGGAGTCCAATCAACAGGATTCTCCTGATCTGACCACCGCACAAACAGCGGATCAAGCGTAGTGCTTCCAATAGGGTCACAACCAAAACAAATCGTGTGACGATCCGTATCAGAAACCATGACCTGCAACGCAAGAGTTGGAGGACTCACTGCTCCTGACTTGTCAACAAGAGCAACTGCTCTGGTTCCGGTTCCTACGCTTTCATCCCAGTAGTAAATGCCACCACCACGAACACAGAAAATCAGGTCATTACTAAAAGTGTCCTGAGTCCAGAGCCTAAGCTGGTTGCCTGCACCAATAGGCGTAGAACCACCCCAGCCAGAGCTGCCCCATGTTCCAGCGCCGTAACCTGATGCGGCCACATAAGTATTAAGACCTGTGTTTATCTGGTATTCACCAACTACAGCAGCCCCGCCATTGCCAGTATCTGAGCTATTGGCGGTTACCGTGGCTCCAGCGGTGTCTTTAGCCGTAATTGTGTAGATGTTGGCATCAGTAATAGAGGCAATCTGGTATTCCTGATTAAGCACCGTAGCGGTGATGTTTCCGCCCAGCGTTACTGCTCCAGAGAAAGTCACAAAATCATTTTCAACCGCACCGTGATTGGTGTTAGTTACGGTAAGCGTGGAAGAACCAGCGCTTGCTGCAAAAGTAACAGCACCAGCAAGAGTCGTTTCTCGGATCGGCGTGACATCGTTGTAACCATCACCCAGATTCACATAAAACTTCAGGTTGGTTCCAACGCCTAGATAATCGATAGCAGACTGAGCAACCCAATCAAGCAAGGAGCGACATACTCCCAAAAAGGCATTAGCTGAATACTTAGCCCAGCCACCAATTTGCTCAGGCCGTCCTTTACGAAACCGAATTTTATCTCCGTCATACCAGCCACTCCCAGCCGTTAACTGAGTGCCTTCCTTGTCTATTCCCGGCTTGAATTCGTACCTAACTAACATCTAATCTTACCCTTGATCTGTTAAGAAGATGTGCTGCTGCAATATCTTTCTTGCTTTGCCCGTGATACTTCACCGCATGATAATTTTTCAAAAGCTCCGCACAAAGCCACTTTCTACCCACCTTAAAATCCCCTAAGTATCTACCGTATTTACCTTTTTCTTTGGTTCGTAATATGCATTTACTACCCACAGGTATAAATTCAGTGACAAATTGTTTTGCAAGCAAACCGTACTTTTTTTCCTCTTTATTTCGTGTACGAGATTCGGGTGTATCAATTCCAAACAAACGAATATTAATCCCACGCCCATCGGAACCACGCAAAGTAACGCCAAATCCCAGATCAACGTCTGCATAAACTGTATCTCCGTCTACGATTTTGCGAATGATGCAAGTGTACTCATACATATCGGTTAGTCTTGATCATGTTAGTCACTTCCAAGCTTCGTGCTTTTACCTGCCGCGCCCAAAGCGAATCCAAAAACTCGGTAGCCGCATCGTCGTAATTGCCTGTTTCCATATGTCCAATGGCTTTAACAAACTTGGCAAACCGTGGCCCTCCAAGATTAAAATGCATATTTACGATGCCATCTCGCCTTGCGCCATCTTCCAAATCGTTAAACCAAGTATAGGTAGTACTTAGCTCGGTAATAGTTCGGGCGATATCGTTACTGAGCATGAAATCAATTTCTTCATCACTTAACCCCATCCCTTTATGCTGCCCGTCTGGATGTATATTGCGTCCAGCGCCAATATGCCAAGTGCCAAACTGGTCACGGTATGCATGACTTTTTACACCTTCGTGGCGCTTTAATTGTTCGATTAATTTTTCCATCTTAATTTCCATTATGAGAACTTCCGAAGTAGAAGCTGGCAATACCACTGACCAGACCCCCAAGATAACCGAGAACAAGGTTGACGATGGCATCATCATTGCTTTCAGGCGCTTGCAGCGTAACCATGAAAATGTAAGCCAAGAACCCAAGCATTGCCATAACTGCAATGACTTTAGGCGTAGGGTCTTTGGCGAACTTAGCCCTCGCGTCTTGCCTATCTTCCGTTTCAAGTCGAAACCCCTCAATATTCGCAGTGAGCTTTTTTATCTCTAGTTCTGCGTCTTGCAACACTTCTGCTTTTTCTGGTTCGTTCTCAACCACTTCTTCTATTTGTTCTATGGTTGATGTTTCGGGCATTCCCAGTTTTTTAGCGGCTAACTTTACGGCCATTCCCGCTATAGGATTACTACTAGCTACCGTCTTCACCAGCGTAGGAGCTAATGCCCCCAACAAACCTTTAAGTTTCATACAAGATCAACCATAGCTTTATCAATGCCTCAAGATTGCGAATCACTTTTGTCGGTTGCATCAGCGTTTTCCTCCTCGACAATTTCATCGATGGTATCGCACACATCTACAATCGCTATACCTGTAGTAACCTCGGTAGCAACTCTCCCCACTGCCCGTATGCCTTTGTAGATTTCAGAACAGTACAGTTCTTTGTTGGCAATCATGTCTTCTGACACCGAACAGGAGCTTAAAAATACCAGTCCCGCTAGTAGTAAATTACGCATTTTTAGATTTTCCCCGTGATAAAAATTTTAACAATCTTTTCTTGTAACCCGGCATAAAATGGTCGGAAATAGCCTCTTTCTTGGCTTTCATAAAGTCTCGTTTTTTAAGCTCTACAGGGGGATTAATAAAGTCATCTCCCGTATTAGAGAAATACAAGATACTTTGGCTCATGCTAGGGCCATAACAAAGCCTTGGAATTCGTGCGACTACATCACTTCCAGAAACAATAGACACCTGATTTTCTAAACCCATAGACCGCTTAAAGCCTTTGAAAAAAGTGTTAGGTTTGCCAAAAGTGATTAAGGATAAGTTCTTGTGTTTCTTGTGAAGTTTTGCTGCTGACAACTCAGCAAGAGCGCCGCCTAAGCTATGACCGCAAATCAGCGTAGGTTTATTAACGTCAATATGCCTTTTTATTTTTCCCCAAACTGATGCGTGAGCAGCTACAAATCCTGAATGACACAACCTTCCTGCATAAGGAACGGGTATAGCACTTAAATTAAAAAGCCAATCTCGGAGCTGTTGGGTTCCTCTAAAAGCAATAATCGTAAGATAAGGCTGTTTAACAATATAGACCGTAGTAGAAGTCCATTTGTTTTCAATTTTTAGAGCGGCGACGTTGGTTTCGTTATAGGCTTTATCTGCCCACCTGCAAGCGGTTTCTAACAGATGAGAATTGACTTTCATTTTATTCGTTGTCATTAAGTGGGTTATCCAAAATTTGCTGTATTCGATCTTCCAGTTCTTCCCTGATTTCGCGTAAGTCGGTATCTACTTCTCTGAGAGTATCGTTCACTCTCTCTTCTAAGGCATACACATCATCCCTCAGCTCTCTGGTAGTCTCTGCCACGGTATCCTCTGCGATTCTGGCTATAGACTCAGATTGCCGTACATCGCCCTCAATCGTATCTATCTGATCATTAATATTGCTAAGTATCCTTTCAAGCTGATTTTCCACCCCTTCGGTTTCTGCGCGTAAGGAGTCTTCCACAGTGTCCAGTATGCGATCTTGGTCTTCCAATCTTGCACTAAGAACCGCTAAAGCTTCATCATAACCGGAAAAATCAGGGCTGACGTATTCAGTAATGGCCGTTTCCGCATCTATAAGTCTTTGATATAGCTCGAAACCACCCCACATACTGCCACCGATAGCGCCTAGTAACGGAACAATTAACAGTAATTTATTGCCGGAAAAGGTTGCTCCAGCAAATTCAATTTCAGCTTTATCATTGCTCATATTGCTGCCCTACAAGGTCTTGGTATCGCTGCGCCCCCTGTCCCTGCAAAGCCCTGACATTGCCATCTACTGGCGCATTACCTCCGTATATTTCACGATCTTGATACCATTGTTGCTGATCCACTAAGTTGATGTTGTAGGCTTCCATTCCCTGAACTCTACCCATTAAAAGAATTGTTAGGCTCTGGTCATCAAATCCACCGGAGTCCTGTATGCCCTCCAGTTGAGCTTCTTGAGCCTCTTCTATCTCGGCATCGCTCATGCTCTCAATGGCATTTTCAGCCCTGCGAACCGTTTGTTGCTCTTCTACACTCGGCGGTGCAACGTCAAACTGCCCGAAATCCGGTAGCTGGTTAGAAAGAAACTGCCCTATAGTCTG